CGTACTCAGCTTGTGATTTTCAAGTTTCGGAAACACCTGTTGAGAAAGCTCCAGCGTGTCACATACTTTGTTCTTGTATGGCAGATTAAAACGCTGACAAGCTGCTGAAATAAATTGGCTGTCAAAATCAATGTTATGTCCTACAAGTATATCGTTCCCGATAAATTTCAAGAACTTTGGAAGCACAATATTTATACTTGGAGCGTCCGACACCATTTCATTTGTTATCCCTGTGAGATCTTCAACTTCTTCTGGTATTCTTTTCTTCGGCTTAACAAGGCGCTCAAATGTGTCAACTATCTCAGAGTTTTCAATAAGCACCGCTCCAAATTCTGTGATAAAGTCATACTGTGGGTTTAACCCTGTTGTTTCAAGGTCGATAACAACATATCTGTTTGGAGTGTTAGCAATTTTCCGCTTATGCTCCGCTCTTGAATGGACTTCTCTTGCAGGAACATCTTCGCTTTCCGAAAAATTTTCAGATGTATCTATACTTATGGTATTTCTTTTTGTATCCGTCTGTTTTTGAACTTCCTGCCATGTTATCTCTTTATTGCGTTCTTTCTTATTATGATAGTACCTTGCAACGCAGATAATAGCAATAACGGCGGCTATTATCACAAATGGCACGTTGTCGCCTCCTTTTTATCCCTATATTACTCTATTATAGTATCCATATAACTCACAAACTTTGACCATAAAATCTTCGGTCACACCGAAAAAGTCGGCAAGCTCCCATATTTCAAGGATACCATTTTCAAATGCCTCTATCAGCTCGTCCTCTGTGACGAGCTTTTTTATTGCCCATTTGTCCGCACGAAACTCCATTCGAGAACGAAGCTCCAGCGTTCTTTCGTTATAAAATGCACCTGTTTCACAATGTCCCAGCTCGTGAGCCATTATGACAGTTTCTTCTGCTCTCGTGGCGATTTTCTTAGGGTCTACCACAATCGCACATTGCCCTCTATCGCTAATGGATATGGACTTCTGCTCATTTCTTAATTTTCCGTCGATAACTATAATGTCCCTGTCCTCCGCAAAGCTGCGTAGTTCAGCACTATCCATATGTATCGCCTCTATTCTTTGTTCTTTTTATCCTCTCTCATCTGACGTGCTATCTGAGCGTAATGTTTTACATCTGCCAACACATCATCATCAACGTCTGATGTTCCCCATAGGGCGAACTTGATGTTATCGTCGGTATCGTCTTCGGTCTTTTCACCCCTGAGAATATAATCGGTGGAAACGTCAAAGTATTCACCTAATTTCAATAATGTTTCAAAATCAGGCTCTCGCTTTCCTAATTCATACAAACTGTATGCCTGTTTAGTGATATTAAGATAATCAGCTACAACCTGTTGAGATACTCCTTTTTCGTTTCTTAGCTGTCTTAATATATCGTTATACATATTTTTCAACTCCTTGTCATTGATTAAATTATATCAACTTTCTGTTGACTTGTCAATAGTGTCATCAAATTGTTGTCTGAATTTATTGAAAACTCACAAATTTATTTAATTTAGCAACAAAGTGTTGACATTTGAGCTTTTATATGTTATTATATAGACAACAAAACGTTTACAAGGAGGTGAAACAAATGAGAGAATGGTTAAAAACTCTCCGTGAAAACAAGCAGCTTACTCAACAGAATGTTGCCGATATGCTTGGAATATCAAAACAGTATTACCAACTAATCGAAGCTCATGAAAGACAAAAGAAAATGGACATAACGCTTATGACAAAGTTATCTGACATTTTTGGAGTGTCTTTCAATGAGATCGTACAGCAGGAGAAAGCACTTACAGACAAGATTGCGTATAATGAATCTCTTGACATTAATTATACTCAGAACGCTAAAAATGTCAATAGCTAACAGTCCGATTCAACGGACAGAAAATGAGGGGTGAGGAATTATGTTTGATGAGTTTCGGCAAAACATCAAAACGATTGCGAAGTCAAGGCACTTAACATATGCTCAGATTGCTGAAAAATCAGGGCTGAAAGCAAATACGATCAGAGCATTCATGTGCGGTGTAGATGACAGTAGATGTATTGCTGAAAACATTGCAGATGTACTCGGTGTAGAGATCGTGTACAGCAACGGTAAGTATAAAATCAACAGTAATAAGACAGAAAAAGAAGGTGAACCAATGACAAACAACATTGAATTGAGGGGCTGCGACAGTGCAATGACAAGACAGGTCATTGTCACAAAAGCACTTAAAGGCTCAGGAAAAGAAAATGACCCATATCGAGAGGTCACGCAGTATTGGTCTTTGACAGGCAAGCTGCTTTTTGAGCTGACAGACGATGACGGACAATAATACTACCCAACAGCCACAAAATATAAAACGAGGAGGAATAAAAATGAGGTCACCTGACATTGAAATGGCAGTGCGGCTGTACTATGAAAAGCCCGAAATAACCAATTCGGATATCAAGGAGCTGTTCGGCACAGGTGAAACGCAGACTATCAAGATCAAGAAAGCTGTTAAGGAAGAAATGGTAAAGCGTGGTGTGAAGTCATGGTTGCCACACTCGGTCAATACCGAGATAGCCTACGAGGTGTGGGGTATTGATATCGACAACTTCGAGAAAAGGCTTAAAAAGCTCCGCACACTTTACGGAAAGGACGTGAGAAAATGATAGCCGTACTAGAGATAATCAGATGTGCCGCAGCGGTAGCGCTCTTGGTGGTGCTTACAATGTATGTAGCGTACAGGTGGTATGTAAGCGTAAAAGAAACTGCCTACGAGGAAGCAGAGGAGAGCATAAAGCGTGCGGTGAGAGAAGCAGGCAGACCCGTGG